GTCCTACAGAGATACGCATCTTCGAATACCCGGAAATATCCCCTTCAACCTTTCCGACGAGAGCCTTGAAGACAAGCATCAGCTGCCGGACGGGCTTCAGAAAGCCCTTCCATGCAACCTGCGCCCACTGTACCTCTGGCGCGTAAAGGATCTTCATTGTCGCGCTGCTATCAGACCCCTGCTTGATAACCTCCGGATCAATCTTGACGGACATACAAGAGCTACGAATATCATCCTCGAGACCGCCAACATGCATAGTCGCAATATTGCTCGCGTCGGGCGGAGCAAGGAATTTCGCATCGGAATGGGCCAGCGCGTCGGTCGTTCCCTTCACGCCGAGAGCGCGGTTCGCAAGCTTTGTCGGAGGAAGGCTCGTCGTCTTCTCTGCCTTCAAGAAAAGGATCGGCATTGCGGACCCTTTGAGATGCTCGCCGACATACGTCTTTGCGTTTTCCAGCTTTTCAATAGACGCCTGCGCAACGCCTGTCGGGATGTCGTCAACACGAAAATAGATGCACTGACATAACCCGGATCCCGCCTGCGCATCTCTCCTCCTAACAAGCACATAGCCGTCCTCGCTCTTCGTACGATTCTTTTTCGGAACAAGACCGTTGACGTCGTCATCATCATCGATAGCCATCCATGTCTCGACATTTTTTGTAGTAAAAATGTCAACTGCGTTTCGCTTTTGGAATTTGTATTTTCTGGCGACAATGGTCTTTCCGTCCAAATCCGTCTGTGGAAACAATTCGTCCCCACGTTCATATCCGTAAACCTCATAGTCGATAGGTGTGTCCGGATCGGCTGTCTGATATAGATAGATAGCACCATCGCCCGTACGGAATACGGAATGCACCACATCGATGAAGGCTGTCTTTACACCGACCTGGTCGGCCCAGGACATAAGCGTATTGAAGCGATCCTCATCATCCGTCTCGGCTGCAGTCCAAAATCCGTCTGCGGCAAAATGCGAAATTTTTTTGCAGATAATTTCCTCCTGCATCCCTACCGGCGTAACTTCAACCTCATCATAGTCAACAATGTCCCATTTTTCTTTTCCGTTCTTGTCTTTCACTCCGGTCGGGCCGTAGACCGGACGAAGTGACATGATCGGCATATTGATGGTGTGGGCAGATTCGCACACCTCGTTCAAGAATTGATCCTGCGTTATAGGAGTCAGTTTGAAGTTCGGCTGTCCTTTCGGACCGTCAACAGCGATCCTCCGAACCCAGGGTTTCTTCTTTTCCCTGCTGATGTATTCACTAACATTCATAATTAACCGCGATTAAATTTATACCCATATTTCGGTCCTTCTTGCACGGCGTCCCGTGGCAGGACCTGAATTGTAGTCAAAATTCTGAAAAAGCCCATCGTATGCATCATCCTCAATCTCTGGAGCCGGCTGCTTCTTAGGTCTTCCGTCGAGATCCCAAATCATCCGAAGATACATCGTATCGATAATGTTTGGAGATGCGTGAAACTTCGCCCGGTATTCGTCCTTGCTACGATAATATATCCGCTTGTTCCGCTGCTGGACACGGAACGTATTGATCTCATCGTAAAGGACATCAATAAGCCGCCTCGTCTCCCCCTTCTTTCCGTAAGGTATCCTCATATTAAGGTCGAGCGTAGTTGATATTTTCCCTGTCTGAAGTGCAACCTGAAGTTTGCCCATCAACTGCGATCTTAGATTGAAATACTGCTCAAACAAGACCTGGTTACCGTTTGCATCATATTCCTGCATAGCGGTTTTGTTTGCCGTAACCGGCCAACCAGAAGTATAAGCCTTAAGATAGTTGCCAAGCCCGGTCGCATCAAAGGCAAAATTTTCTTTTGGAACCCCGTATGATGTTAACTTATCATCAATCCAGTCGACAAGTTGCTTTGGGTCTCCACGAAAAAAGTGAATCCCTATGATTGTATGGCCACGCCAAATGATCATAGGGTTGTCATCTGAGTCGACGTTTCCGCCAGATACGTCCATCGTCGCATACAAATTTTCGTCTTCGTCGCTTGGGTTCGCAGCCATATCCCGCATCATTTGCTTTGTCACCAGTATCTCATCACTGTCAAGCGGGCCGGCATATCCTTCAGCGAGCACGCGGCGCTGATCCTCGCCGACGGCGTGAAGGTTTGCAACGGATTGTCCACCCGTCGCCGCCACCAGCTTTCTGTTTCCGGCGGCATGACCGGTAAACAACGTGAAAGACTTAATCATATCCTCTTCGGAAAGGCCCGCGGCCCGGTCTTCATCGTTAATTCGGATATTCGCCGCAGCAAGAACCTCTCTTTTGGAATCCCCCCATATCACCTGTTCCGGATCATTCCCCTGGATGTAGAAATATCTTGTCTTACCGACCATGGACGGAATCAAATACCAGTCCGAACCGATGTATCCGGCAGTAACCAGAAAACGTGTCGTCCAGTGTTCGTGCTTGAAGTTGAAAGCAAGGACCATGCTCGGAATGACGCCGGAGCTATCACGGTTTCGGGAAAATATGTATGTAAACATCCTAAACTGCTCAATCGCCGTGGCTTCGTCGATGCAAATATATGAGCTCTGCTGCTTCTTGATATACTCCTGAAAGTCATCCCACTCCTTCGGATTCTCCGGATTAAAGTTCGCATGAATCATCTGGATAGCATTATTCCATTTTCTCCATGCGAACGTCGGGAGCTCACCCGTAGTTACCTCGCAGCTTGAAAAATTCCCCCAGACCTCCGATGCGTCACGGAACATGGACGTACCCTTCGCAGAATCAAGCTTTCTCACATTGATGAGTCGGCCGGTATATCCTACGCGACCGATGCCGTTCAGCGCCTTCAGCATCATTCCGTACGTCTTTCCTGACGTGGCCTCTCCTACGACAAAAATCAGGTTTGAATCGCATCGGCACATATCTTCCTGCAATCCTTCCTGCGGAATCAGATCCAGCTTTTCCCTCAAAACAAAATTTCCGACCTTATCGTATCCCTTATCACTCACAGTTGCTTTTTTCCGCTCTACATGTTCATAAAGCGGAGGAAAAGGTGCGTGATCTGGTCTGAGTCGAAACATACACTCGCAAAGATATAAAAATTTTACATAGACAAAACAAGGCCCGCACTTTTCAGCGCGAGCCCGTTACGCCTTCTACGCGTGGTAGATGCGCTAGAACGGATCCGCCGCTGAAGATTCAGGGACCGATCCGCCCTCGATCTCGAAGTCGAACGCGTTGGCCGTAGTGTAGTATCTTCCGTTATACTCACGGCTGGTCACGTCGTAATGGATTTTTACCGTTTGGCCTACACTGAGCCTGCTGAAGCTTTCAGCCTTGCTATTGCTGCATTCGAGCGCAAGTTTCTGCGTATAGCGGCCGGATTCATATTCAATAACAATAGTCTGCCTCATCCACGGGCCGCGCTGTCCCATACCGGTCTGCGCCGGCGGAACTGCGATTACTTTTCCTTTGATCTCGTTGTTCATTTTTGATATGGTTGATTTTCTGATTCTCCCAGAACCTCAAGAATACGCTCATTTGGGATGAATTCGTATTCGTCTTTTGTGTAGATCTTTCGAAGGAGCCATCGCTGCGAATCGGCATCCCATTTTGCCTCGTGGCACTGACGTTGGTCGGTGCGTACGTCAAAGATTTTCTCGGTCATTGTCTGTATCTTGGTTTAGTGTTGTGTCGCAATTCTCTTCGACGAATTTCCTGTATTCACAATCCCCGCAGGATACGGGCAAATATCGTCTCGGCTTCTCGATCATTCCATCACCCATATCAAGAAGGCCGGTCTTGTCCGCCAACTTTAAGACAAATTCCGGGTCATCAGCGCTATCAATATTGTCTGTCAGACTCATTGCAAATTCAACCAATTTCGTCTTTGCTCTGGCTTTTCGATCTTCAATATTATCAAGGTTTATCTTTGGCTCTTTGGGAGTGCTCAACTCGTTGATGGTATTACGATACGCCTCCATATACTCCTGTACATCCGCCATGCTGAAGAACTGCTTACATGCGGATGCCACAATCGCCGCATTTTTTGTTCCGATGTAGTCCGGCCGTACGAACTTGAGAAATGCCTCCTCGCGTGGGCATCCTGATAACAGATACCATGTGAGGCAGTCCATTTCCTCCAACTTAAGAGCGAACCTTTTTCCTTTCGGCCGTATTGGTATGAGTGGTGCTGCCATAGTTTTGCAAAGATAAGAAATAATTCTTTATCTGATCCGCCGAATATGGAGGAATCGGACGCCGGAGCAATGTGTTGAAATCATTCGCCGAGGTAGTCATGAATTATCGTTTTAAACTGTTCCAAACTCCTACAAATTTCGTACCGATACCCTTG